AAGAAGTACACTTAAAAACACAAAATAAAATAGGTAAAATTATAAGAGGAGGACAAGAAAATGGCAGATCCGAATAAGTTTAAATCTGTATCTGTTCCCATTGAGACTTACAAGAAACTTCGCTTTCTTGCTTCAGGTAAGTTTGTCGATGCAGAACTAACAGTCAGTAAAACAATCGAGGCTCTTGCTACAAGAGCTGCAAAAAAGTTAGGATATAAAAATGGAAAAGCTAACTCCGGTTCGTAAGATTATTTGTTACGAGTGTAAAGGCAATGGCTTTTTACACAAAAATTTTTTTGAAGTTAAACAATGTAAGGTATGTGATTCAGAAGGCGAGTTGTTGTCAGACGGCAAGACACATATGAAACTAATGAAGGTGGTGGACAATGCAAGAATGCAATGACAGACACCGATGTTGCTTACATAGCAGGGTTATTTGATGGTGAGGGATGTGTATCATACAAGCAGTATATGCGTAAACGTCCTCACAACAAAAAACCTTACCCAACTTGGCAGATTAAATTAGAGATTGCAATGACAGAACAATCTATTCTACGTTGGGTTTGTGAAGTGTTAGGTGTTGGCACCGTCACTGAAAAAAAATATAAAACAAAGTACACATTGGGTTGGAAAAAACAATGGCGTTGGCGTTGTAGTCACCGTGATGCGTTTATGGTTTGTTGTCTATTGTTTCCATACGCTCACGTTAAACTAGCTAAGATACAAAAAATAATAGATCACTACGGTAAAAAGAAACTAAAAGTTATGAATGGTAAGGTGGTTCATCTCGAAGAATATAAACAACTAATGGGGTTAGAATGAGAGAAGAAGAATCAATGAAGAAAGAACTAAATGAAAAAATTTTTAACAAAGATCCGATCGTTAGAATAGTAGATCCAAACTATGGTCAAGCTGATTATATAAATAAAAAATATATAATGGAATTAAAATATAGAAGAGACTATGGCCCTGAAAGATTTAATGGATCTTTAATTGAAAAGACTAAGTATGATTTTATTACTAAAAGTTGTGGTAATAAAATACCTGGGTATGTGTGTAAGTTTAATGATGGATCATACTACGCGTGGAATTTAAAGAAAGTAAAAGAACCGGATTGGTATGAGAAAATGTTGCCTGAGACAACTGATTTTAAAAGTAGAAGATTTGTACCTAAAATAGTGGGTGATTTATATTTAGAAGATGGAGTTAAATTAATATGACACCGATGTTTGGTTTTGGAATGTTAGCGATGGGTTTTATTGCTATCATTATAGCAACTATCATTGCTTATTTTATAATTAATATAAATGAAAAGAAATAATAAATACAGATACCCAAAAACTATCCGCGAATCGATAAACGGTTTACGTCATTATAATATCAATGACAAAGAAAAACTACCAAGCGTCACCACAATACTATCAGAGACACAATCAGAAGAGAAGCGCGAATCGTTACAAAGGTGGCGAGAACGAGTGGGAGAGCTTGAGGCAACGCGGATCGTGGACCAATCTGGGGCCAGAGGTACAGCGATGCACAAGATACTTGAGAAATATATTCTAGAAGAGGGTTATGTAGATCTAACTAGTGTTGGTAAAGAAGCTCACAATATGGCCATTAGAGTTATAGAACAAGGTCTTTGTAATGTACCAGAATACTACGGCACAGAATGCACTTTGTATTACCCAGGATTATATGCAGGCCAGACCGATTTAGTAGCTGTACACAAAGGACAAGATGCAATCATAGACTTCAAGCAAACAAATAAACCGAAGCGCAGAGAGTGGATAGAAGATTATTGTCTGCAGTTAGCGGCTTATGCAATGGCACATAATTTTATTTACAAAACACAAATTACCAAAGGTGTGGTGATGATGTGTAGTAAAGATAATTTTTACCAAGAGTTTGTTGTAGAGGGTAAAGAGTTCCAACAATATAAATTTAACTTTTTGAGGAGGGTTGATGAATACTATAGAGCAAGAGATGCAAAGACTAAACAAGATAGCTAACCTTTATAATAAAACAGAAGGTGAGATGAAAGAGATGTGGAAGCAAAAGTGGCACGAATTAGTCAAGAATGTGGCAAGGAGGATGGATGAGTCTAAGACTACGAGACTTACAGCAAGTATTAAGTAAATTTTCAGACGGCAACAAAGGCACCGCTATATCTGATTGTTTTGTTTATATGGAAAATGATCAAGGTGGGTTGAATGAAATTGGTAGAATAGAATTACAAGAGAGCAGGTTGATAGGTAAGATAAATAGTTCTGCAGCTTGGCGTGTTGTTCTTAAAAAAGATAGGAAGACGACTCGGTTGCAGTCGACAACGTTTAAAATATGATGGAATCCCTTGGGTACGGGGTGAAAGCGAGAGTGGAAACCCCGTAATATTATGAAAAAAGTTGTGATACAAAGCGAAGATATCAGTCCAAAACAGTGGTCTAATCTTATATTAGAGCTAAACCTGATGCGCAAAGCGTGGAAACCCTATGCCAGAATACAGATACTTGGGCGGGGGGTAAAAAAGATAGTACAAAATGGCACCAGAAGATACAAAATTTAGAATCATTCTAATGTGCCACGCTATAGTGGAATATTTGGGCAAATTTTTTTTTCAGTCATCAAAAAAAACTCGTGGCACAGGTGGCACAGTGGGTAAAATAGGCTAGAAGTGTTGGTATTAGCGAATAATAGGTGTGCCACGGCGTTGATTTTTGGTGGCACAGCTTGGCACAAATGGCGTATTTACTGGCTTTTTTGCAAATATGTGGTGGCACAGATGTACTCGGCGCGCGCGACCTTTTTTGTTTTTTTGAAAACTTTTTTGCCCAAATATTCCCCTATAGAGTATATATTGAATTATGAGACGTCCTAAAAAATCTAAATATAAATCTGTAATAATAAATAAAAAGCGTTATTATTACTACAAAATCACCTGGATAGATCCAACGGGTGATTCCGGGCACGCAACCGCACACGATTCGTTAGGTTTATTACCATCTACAATGATAACTCACGCATATTTATTTGATAAAAATAAAAAATATATCTGGACGTTTGCATCTTACGAAGAGAATGATGAATTATTTAGTGATAGAAATGTGTTTCCAATTGGGTGTATAATCAAGATGGAAAAAATAAATGAAAAATAAAACGCTAACTAAAAATATGCCCAACGTAAAATGGAATGCGATACCACCAGTGCGTGGGCCCAATCCACAAGGAGTATACAATGCAATACGAACCAATAATAAACAAATGGTCAGTAGTAAAAAAGTTTCCAAGAAAAATGTTTAGTAGATTTATTTCTGTTCTGAATGATTATCAGGGCTTGTTAGTTCTTTTGATTCTACTAACTCTTCTTCTGGGGTAATATTAATTAAAGTTTTGTGATCCTCTAAGATTTGATTCATCTTAGCCTCTAATTCTTTTTCAGACATATTATCTAAATTACCAGACAAGACTAACTTTTGATCTACATATAAACCACCCGCTTTACCTCTAGCAATCTCTGCATTGATTGCTGCAGACCACGCGCCCTTTGCTCGTGCGTCCTCTCTTAACTTCGCTAGTTCCCCGATATGTTTCTCAAATGTGATGCCATATTTTTCTTGTATCTCTGCTCGCAATTCACCAATGTATTTGACAACTAATGGTGCAATCTTAGGATTCCTTAGTTCGCTCGCAGCCTGTCTTGGTCTGGTCTTGTATCCAGCTTCATAAGCACACTCGCTTGGGCTCTTGCGCCCCTCGTTGTATACCAACAATTCTGCAAATTTAATCTGTCGTTCTGTAAGTTTTTTAGGTAGACCCATAGCTTGTGTTCTTATCGTAATATATCGTATATGTCCAGATAATTATGTTTAATAATTGGGTTTATATTTAAGTTTTTCTAACTCATCTATAACCGCATCAAACTCATTACAAGTGCAAGTAATATCTTCTTCTGTATCTGGTTCACCTTTAGCTTGCCACTCGCTATGTTTACAAACGTGAAAATCTGCATCTCTTAAATCTCTAACGCTTTGTATAATATCTTCTATTTTATCATCGTGTAATTGATCTGCTTTCATATTATTCCTTCAAAGTTTTTTTAATATCATTAAATAATTTCTGACCTTCTTTTGTTAAGTCAGTATCTGTAAAAAATTCTTCAAGTGTGTAGTCGTCCATATATTCTGAAAACACACATAATAATTTATTAGCTAATGCATCTAATTTTTTATTGCGCTCGTATGCTTCTGCTTTATTCTTACTATCTCGATAGTCGTGTCCTTCATCGCGTTGTGTCATCAGCAATCCTCTTGTTGTAAGTATTGGTTCATTGTTGGTATATTATTTTTATAAATTTGACCTAAAACCTCAATATATGGATATTCACTTTCATCATCTATATCAAATTCTTTTTTCCATTTTTTTTCTAATTTATTTAATTGTGTTTGTGTTGGTTCTTTTGGTTGATTTACTAAAATAACATCAGTTCCATATTTGGTTGTAATTGATATTTTCCAAACTATAGACTTGTGTCCTTCATCGCGTTGTGTCATTTTTTATACCATCCTTTATCTTCTATAAGATCACAAATCGTTTTAAATTCTTCTTTACCATCGTGTTGATCTGCGTCCCAACCTTCTGCATTTATTTTACAAATTTCTAAAACTTTTTTAAGTTTATCTTTGTATGGGTTAACAACTTCAAATGCTCGGTCATAACCCCGCTCGCTCGCTAACTCTTCATCTTCACTTATCTCTAACCCTGCACTCTCACATTCTTGCATTATACATTCTTCAACTTCAAATGCGGGTGTCATATCATTTATACAAAAATAATGTTCTGGTAGTTTGTATTTTTCTTTTGCCATATTACCCCTTCTGCTCGCTCGCTTGTTTATTTTCTTCAACTAAATTTCTATTGAATATATTTTTATAGTGAAAATTTATAGTAGTTATATCATCATCACTTGTTTGATAATGTTCATCATAATTTATTGGACATTTTTCTAACCACTCTTGAAATTTAATTAACATATTTTTATCTGTCATATTATCCCTTCTGCTCGCTCGCTCGCTCGCTCGTTAGTTTAAAATGCGGTGCTTTGGTTAGGTCAATCCCCGCTACTAACACCGCATTTATTCGCACAAAATTAAACATCTTGCACAAATCCCGTATTATCTTTTAACGCCCGTCCTTTAGCGTATAAACCTACAATGACATTTTTTGGATCATTAAAACGTAAATCCGATTTATCACCGTTAAAAACTTTATAATTTAAAAATCTTTTTGGAAGTTTTTTTGATCTAAAAACGGCGCTTATATTTCCGCCCCGCTTTAATATATCTAATACTTGATTTTTATTATCTTCATTTAATGAATATGTTAAATGATAATTTTTCGGATATTCACCCTTAACAAATTTCAGCGCGCGTTTATAAATTTTTGTATAGTCATAAAATTTAACGTTTGGAAATTCATTATATAAGCCGTGAATATTCCAATCAATGTCACTAGTACCATTTAAACGTATAGCGGGCTTAAACCCGTTTTTTTTACATCTTAAAATATGTCTTTTAATTTCTATTCTTAATTGATTTAAAAAACTTTCACGCTCTAAAAAATACCATTTTGTCTTGTTAATACGGCCTAATTGCACGGATCCCATTTGACCCCGCCCCGCTGTATTTAAACAACTGGCCATACAACCTTTACTTGCAAGGGCGCAAACGTTAAAACCGCTTGTACGCGCGGGCGCTAAATATAAAATTGCGGTCATATATTTATATTTTTGGCCTTTAATTGTTTTAGCATTGTTATCTATATTTAATAATTTTTTTGATTTGTATAATTTCATATTAAAAACAATCCGCGCAATAACGCTTATCTATTTGAGAATACCAGTCAGGCCTAATTAAAACACCACAGCAGCGACAATTAAGAAATATATCACCCTTTTTTGAATTGTCTTTTTTGGGTCTACCTTTAAAATTATAATCTTTTGGATCACAACTAAATGAAGGTTGCGGACATTTATTTATTTTTTCATTTGACATATAATCTTATAAATAATATATATTCCTATAATGTCAATACTTAAAAATAAAAATAACAAAGTGAGGTTAAAATGAGTGATGACTATAAAATGGTGACGTTTTCGGATGGTAAGCGTAAAACCTACGAAAAAATCATCAAAGAAAAAACCGCTGAAAAAAAGCGGGAACTGTCAAGATCACTTGACAATAAAGCGGACGGCCTAATGAAAAAAGACTATCCGCAATTCTTAAAAGCAATCAAAGTTAAAAAAGAATTGGAATTGCTAAAAAAAGCAACTACTGATTTAAAAAATTTTGAGCGCTCAATTGAGAATAAAAGACAACTATTACAAGATAATCAGCGCTCAATATCCAAAAAATTAACGGCTATTTGTGAGCGTCAAGCCAAAATTAACGGCTTTGATGAATATTTTGGACATAGTGATTATGATTTTGATGATTTTGATCACAAATTACAAAAAATTTGCCGTGATGAAATTGTTAAAAAATTAAGAAAATCAACTAAAGAAGGTCAGGAATTAGACGCTATCGACAATAGAGTAGATAATATTCTATTAACTTTGTCATATCCTAATTTAAAGGCTAAAGCGGTTGATTTAAATAAAGCGCTGGCCTCATCTGAAAGTATGCTGTCTTTTGCTTTAAATCCTAATACATTAAAACAATTGGAGGGTTAATTATATGATGTATTTAATATTAAAAGAGCGTCATTATTCTAATATTGATAATTCTTATGATATAGTCGCGTCAAGTAAAGATATTGACGTTATTAATGATAAACTTAAGGGCTATCAATTAATTAATGATGATAAAAATGAGACTTATACAATAGTCAGGTATGAAAGCCCGCTATTGTTAACAGAGGAAGTCGCTTAAATATTGACTTCAACGGGTTCACCGTATATTCAATTGTACGGTGAAACCCGAAAAAAAATTATATCAAAAATTTAAAAAAAATACCCCATTAATACAGCATACGAGAATTGAAACCGCCGTCAATTTTGGCGTGCCTGATGTACTTTGTTATAATGATTTATGCGGGTTTTTTATGGTTGAGTTAAAATATACTACTACAAAAAAAGTTAAATTTTCACCGCATCAAATCTTATTCCATACTCAAAAATCAAAGCGTAATTTTTTGTTATTACAACACGCCCCGCCCCGCGCCCCTTCCTCAATAAAACTTTATGAAAGCAAATCTATTGAGGGTCTACTATTAGATCATAGAGAAGTTAAACCAATCGCGGTCAATGATTGGTTATTGATTCAAAATAAATTAATAGGCGTTAAGAACTAACCGCGGATCTATTGGATCTAACCCCTATTCGCGATCCGCATATCTAATTTTTGCATATACTACATATAGTGTGTCAAGATAATTTATGGGATATTATGGGAGCATATTGTCACACAACCATAGGTTGTGCTTGTGCCCTTCGGGCCCACCCACCCTATATATTTTAAAACGATTCGCGCTGCGCGAGTATTGCGGCTTTTGCATACAACCTCAGCTTGTGCCCTACGGGCCCACCCTCCCTAAAAAAAATAAAAAAGAAAAACCCCGAGCCGATGAACTCGGCTCGGGGTTGGTTGTTATGCGGTCTTCTGTTCTCGATCTTGATACACTATCTCTTGTGCTTTAACTTCACAGATCCACCAACTTAAAAGATTTTTAAGAGTCTTGATACTATCGACATCTTTACCACCATTTAAATGTTGAACCCATTGAAGCGGATATTCCCCAGTACAATCACAAGCGTACTGGATCTCGCTCCATATTTCGTCTTCGTGTTCATCGTGAAACTTAACCGTGTCTTCATAATAAATTAACTCGGATATTGTCCCACCACTACACCCGTGATCCGCAACATCTTTTATTAAAAAACGCTCTTCCTTTTCGCCTTTTAATAAATATTCTTTTACACTCATTTTTTCCCCCAATACTTCTTAACTTGGGCATCGACTCGCTGAATGTTTGCATTCATCTCAGCTAGTCGCTCTTTGTGTTCCTTCACTTGCTTTTCTATTTCTAGAAGTTCCGTGAAAGTCTCATTACCTCGCAACGGAACACCTAAGTGTTCCGCTACCTTTGGATAGTTTATTTTCATATCTTCTCACTTTCCGTTGTTAGGTTATACCCTAGCTTTTTTATTTGTTCGATAACTTCTGGAAGTAGGGTTTTATTTCCAGAGATCGAGGCGAATAGTTTCGCCTTATTGCAAATGGGGTAGACACGTTCCACCCCATAAACATTCTTTTTTGACACTACTAAATTCATTAGTCTTGCCCCATCACAAACAAAGTACCACAATCAATCGCATTCTGTGGCTTCAAGATAAAAGTCTTTTTTGTATAAGAGCTCATATCAATGTGATTGTCTTTTAGAAGCGCTTCAACTTTCATAGGCTCTCCTGTTCCTTCGTAGATACCTTCGTTGAATCTTCT